ACTATTTTTAGATAATTCAAGTATAGGAACTGCAACTGGAAATTATGATAATAGCGGTGGAAGGAACTTAACTATTGGAAAGTGGGGGCCAGTTTCTGGTGCATCTTATTATTTTGACGGATTAATATCTAACGTATCTATTTTTAACACAGAATTAACTTCTACAGAAGTAACGGAAATATATAACGAAGGCGTTCCAAGTAACTTGCATAATTTCTCAGGAACTGCTCCAATTGCTTGGTGGCAAATAGGAAGTAATAGTTCTTTCAATACTAACTGGACTTGTTTAGATGAAATAGGAACTGATAATGCTGTAAGTGCTGGTAGTATGACAAATGATGATATTGTAGATGGAGTTGGATATTCAGCAAGTGGTGTAGGAAGTAGTTCAATAGATATTAAAGGAGATGCTCCGTATAGTTCGGCAAATGGATTATCTGAGAATATGGACGTGTTAGATAGAGTGAGAGACACGCCTATAAATCTTCAACCTATTACAAACACTCATTCTATTCAACTAGATGGAATTGATGATTATATTGATTTTGGAGATAGTGATGATTTAAGTTTTGGTAGCGCATCAGGAGATTTACCTTTTAGTATATCAGGTTGGGTAAAACCAGCTGATATTGGAGCAACATTTAAATTTAGATTTATTAGAAAAGCACCGTTTAGTACCAGTAATGGTTGGGAATATATAATAGGTACTAATGCAAGCGGGTTATTGAATTTTTTAATATACGGTAATAATTCCTCAACTAGGATTGGAAAATCGCCTAGTGTAGCTATAACATCTACAGCTTGGCAACATTGGGCTTTTACTTATGATGGAACTGGCTCTACTACAGGAACTAATTCAGGTATGAAAATTTATGTTAATGGCGTTGAAGCTAGTAGCTATATTGATTCAAATAATGGCACTTACACTGGTATGACAAATGGTAGTGCTCCTTTATCATATGGAGTTGCTTGGGGTACTTCAGGTTTAGATTATGCAGAGGGTTTAATAGACGAAGTAGCGATATTTAACGTAGAATTAACAGGGCTACAAGTTGCGGCTATTTACAATGGTGGCACCCCAAATAATATTCTACCTTTAAGTCCAGTATTATGGTCTAGATTTGAATCACTTACAACCAATGCTGGAGTAGTTACTACAGCAGACTCTTCTGGAAATGGATTAACAGGAACAGTAGAAAATGGAGCAGTTTTATCAACAAACGTACCTTAATACATATGAGTAATTTAACATACAACACAATAGCAATAGCAGATTTAAACAGCATTGACTTTACACAAGTTGAAGAAACAAGTACTGAAACAATTAGAAAGTCTATTGATGAAACTCAGTTTGTTATTAAGTGGGAAACACAACCTAGTTTTATAACAGATGGAACTGTTGTTCCTTTAGGATCTTATACACACGAACAGTGTGTAGAGTTAATGGGAACAAATTTTTGGAGCACGCCAGACCCTGAATAAATATTAAAATAAAAAAAAATGAATAATAAAAGTTATATAGTAATTGAGTTAAGTGATACAAACTTAGTTTTATTCTCTCAAGTAGATCAGCAAAGTGCACAGTCAATGAGAAGAAATTTAGCAAATACTCAAGGGTTGTTAAGCTATAGAGTAACTCCAAGTTTTCTTACGGATGGCAGTTTACCTATTGTTGGTGATGTAATGAATCAAGACGAAGCTCTAGCTTTGATGGCAACTGCAGCTTGGTCATTACCAGATCCTACAGAGTAAAAAGTTTCTTATATTTGCAATTGATGGCTTATAGAAAGAAAATAACAACAAAGAGACCAGGAGTGCATTCTAAGAATGCTTCTAAAGGTCAAGTAGGGTATAAACCAAAATATCGTGGTCAAGGCAAGTAATATGGAAGAACCTATTTTAATAGCTTTGATTTCAGCGCTTGGAGTCAAGGAAATATGGAATATAATTAAGAAGAAGATAGATATCTCTGCTAAAAAAGAAGACAATCAAATAGAAAGGCTCACAGAAAAAATAAGCAGTTTAGAGGTAAAGATAGATGAGCTTATTCAAGAGAATATGAGTCTTAAAGTGAAGTTGGCTAAAATGGAAGAAAGAATATTGTTAACAGCTAAAAACAGAATAAAAAAATGAAACTATCTAAAAACTTATCTCTTTCTGAAATGATAAAAAGTCAAACTGCATCTAGAAGAGGAATAGATAATAGTGCGACTCCAGAACATATAGAGAATATGAAAGTGTTAGCTGAAAAAATATTTCAGCCCGTTAGAGAGCACTTTGATGTACCTTTCAGTATAAGTAGTGGTTACAGGTCAGAAGATTTAAATAAAGCCATAGGAGGCGCTCATAAATATATAGATGGAAAGTATGTAGCGACTTCACAGCATTGTAAAGGAGAAGCAATAGATTTAGATAGAGATTATGCAGACGCACCAAACAACGCAGAAGTATTTCACTTTATTAAAGACAATTTAGATTTTGATCAGTTGATTTGGGAGTTTGGAACAGAAGAAAATCCTTCTTGGGTTCACGTAAGTTATAGCACGACTAGAACTCAAAGAAATAAAATATTAGTAGCATACAAGGACGAAAATAATAAAACTAAGTATAAAGCTTATGGAAGATAAAATAAACCAACTTTTGCAAGGTCAAGCTGTGATGCAGCATCAGCTAGAAGAAATTGGAAAGCAAAAGAACGATCACGAAAAAAGAATACGTGGCTTAGAGAAGAAGTTCTGGACATCTGTCGCGGTATTTATAACGGGAATAGGAACATTTATAGAAGGTTTATTTTTAGGAAAATGAAAGAAGAAACAGAATTTGAAAAAATGCTAAAGAGATTAGAGTCTGAAACAGTCCCAGAAAGAACCTGTAGTATTGATGATGAAAACTGCGAAAGCTGTAGTGGATGAAAAAGAAATTAAAAGACACTGGATTAGGTAAGTTCTTAAAAGAAAAAGCCCCAAAGGTATTAGATGCAATTGGAGACATTCTCCCTTCTAATGGAACCCTTGGAATAATTAAAAATGTAATTAGCCAACAACCTGACTTAACTCCTCAAGAAAAAGAAGCTCTTCATCAACAAGTAGTAGAGCTTTATAAGTTAGAAGTAGACGATAGAGATTCTGCGAGAGAAAGAGAAGTTGAATTAGCTAAAGCAAATCGTTTTGACTTTATGTTTAATTTAACAGGTTTGGTTGGCCTTTCTTGTTTTGCTTTCTTGGTTTATGCAATAGTATATTTAGAGGTTCCTGAACACAATAAAGAGATTTGGATTCATTTAATAGGGGTGACAGAGGGAATTGTGTTGAGTATTTTCGGTTATTTTTACGGCTCGTCAGCATCACGTAGAAAATGATTATCTTTGTAAAGATAAATCAAATCAAATGAAATTAGAAGAAAAAGAATTAAAATCTTTAAGAGATTTAAACTCAGAGTTTCAGTCACTTAAAGTACAATTAGGAGAGCTGTCAATACAGAAAAACTCAGTTCTTAAAAGAGTAGATTTAATAAGGATAGAATTTGAATCACTTGAAAACGAATTAATAAAGAAATACGGAGAAAACTCTGTAATTAATTTAGAACACGGAACAATAACACAAAATGTCGAAAATAAGTAACACTACCACCTATCCCACCAAAGCAAGCCCTTTAGGGACTGATTATGTAATAGGAACAGACGCTTCTTCAAAAGAAACAAAGACATTTACCTTACAAAGCATAGCTAATCTTTATAGTGGAACTGGAGCAGGAACAGTTACTAGTGTAGGTTTTTCTTTAAATGGTCTTGCAGGACTTACTTTAACAGGGGAAAACCCTATAACCGGAGCTGGTACTATAACACTTGGAACAACAGGTGGTTCAGCTGGTCAATATTTAGATTATCAAGGAAATTGGTCAACTCCAACTAACACGACTTATAATGTTATGGGCAGTGGGAATAATTACCTTGCTGGTTTAGTTTTAGCAGGTAATGCAACTCATAATAATAACTTTTTAAGAAAAGATGGCACTTGGGCAACGCCAACAGGTACGGGTACAGTTACAGGAACAGGTACTGCAAACACATTAAGTAAATGGTCTACAGGTGGAACAGGTATAGAAGATTCTACTATAACAGATACTGGTTCAGTTATCTCTATTGGTAATCCTACAATTTTAAAAGGAGATGGTACAGCTAGTGGAAATGCAAGTAATTTAAAATTTAATTGCTCTAATAATAACCATTGGGTAGAGTTTATAGGCCCTAACCATAGTGGAAGTCCACTTAGTTATTCTATAACTTTACCAAACAAAATAGCTGCACAAACAGCTGTTAGTGGAGGAAGAATATTAGAAGTTAACTCTTCTGGTGTTGGAAACTGGATAACTACCCCATCAGGTAGTAGTGGTGTTGCTTCCGTAACTACTACAGATGGCACATTTATTGATTTAACACCTAATAGCGCTACTACAGGTCCTGTAACTGTAACTGCAGATTTATCAGCAGGTGGAACAGCAAGTGCTACAACATTTTTAAGAGGTGATAATACTTGGGCAGTCCCTGGTTCTGCAGGGCATACTATTATAGATATGGCTGATGCAGATACAGTAACTTCTGCAAATGATGTAAATGCAGCATATCTAATGACAACAACTGTCGATAGTAATTTTACAGCTAGCTCAATAAAACTTCAATTTGAATCAGTTCCAACTACAACAACTATTGAAGTGGCTATTTACACCTACGTAGAACAAGGCATTAACAGCACCACTTCTAATGTTAGATTAGGTCACGGAAGCTCAAGTGGTTCAACTACTAAACGAAAAGTTATTTCCTTAACAGCAGATGATGGCTCAGGGTTAGCCCTAACTGCTGGAACAAATTACGTAGTTGCACTTAGATGTGTTGGTGGTAATAGTGGTAGTGGTGTTTTTGCAGCTTCAGGAAAATTATCTAATGTTGATTATGCAGCTACAATATATGGTAATCCAACTTTACCTACAGAACTAAAAACTGGAGCAGAAGGCAATACCTTCACTGCAACAACTCTTAGACCAGCATTAACTATATATTAAATTAAATGAAATGGAAATTAGAAAAATATCAGTTGGTCCTGACTATAAGTCTGGGGCAATGCACTACCTTGTTGGACAAGATGTTCTAGGGGGTAATTACACCATACACCACATAAGACAAGAAAAAAATTGTTTTAAAATATGGATTATTAGAGAAAACGAAATTGTACTTTGGAAAAGTTTTAATGCCACTATTCCAGTCTCTATAGAATATAATATCAACTTTTAGTATGAAGTCACCTTTTGGTTTTATTGTAACTCCGGTTAATGACACTCGGTACGATAATGTAAAAAAAATAGGAGGCATAGACTTTATTACTAGCTCCTCTAAAGAAGATCATACTGTCTCTAATCGTTTTGCTAATGTAGAAGCTACGCCACTAAACTACAAGGGAGAGGTAAAAGTAGGTGACATATTGGTAGTACATCATAATGTATTTAAGTATTACAATGATATGAAGGGTAGAGAAAAAAGTGGTAGAAGTTTTTTAAAAGACAATCTATTTATAGTAGAACCTACTCAGTTTTTTATGTATAAACAAGATGGCAAGTGGAAGTCTCATTTAGATTATTGTTTTGTTAAGCCTTCTAGTAAAGAAGGATCTGTTATATTTAATAGTGATAAATATCAAGCTCTTACAGGAACTATTGAGATAACTAATCCAGAACTAACTTCTTTAGGTGTAAAAGAAGGAGATAAGGTTTGTTTTAGGCCAGAGTCTGAGTATGAGTTTAAAATAGATGACAAAACTCTTTATAGAATGAAATCTAAAAATATAACTATGATGTTATGAGTAAAGAAATTAAATTAAAAATTATTCAAGCAGGTAGAGCAGCAGTAGAGCAATTAATAAAAGTAGCTCAAGAAAAAATTATTAAGCCTGACCCAGATGATGAGTTGGCAGCAGATAGGCTAAAGAATGCAGCAGCAACAAAAAAGCTAGCTATATTCGATGCTTTTGAAATACTAAATCGTATTGACGCTGAAGAAGAGGCTTTAAATAGTGTAAATAAAACAAGTAGCAACCAAGGTTTTGCAGAGAGAAGGTCTAAATAAAGTTTTACAAGATGTTGTTCCTAGGACGGCAATGGCTAAAAAGAACAAAGCCAAAAACTGGGAATATGGATACAATGAAAAGTACGATATTATAGTTATTTCTAAGGATGGAACAGTAGGTGATATATACGAAGTTCAGGGGTTGAAAATTGGCCTACCTAAAACACCTTCTAAATATTACTCTAATGAAGAAAAATGTTGGCAACCTTTTGAGTACCCTAAATCTTTATCTAAAATAAAATCCATATTTCAATGGAACGAAATGTCTTCTGACTTTAAAGATGCTTGGGTAGGTTATATTGAACAAGAATTTGACAGAAGAGAAGAGGGTTTTTGGTTTAATAACAATGGTAATCCCATATACATTACAGGCACTCATTATTGTTATTTGCAATGGACAAAGATTGATGTAGGTCATCCTGAGTTTAGAGAAGCTAATAGAATATTCTTTTTGTTTTGGGAAGCTTGCAAGGCAGATAAAAGAAGTTTTGGAATGTGTTACTTAAAGATAAGACGTTCTGGTTTTTCATTTATGGGTTCTTCAGAAACTGTAAATACCGCAACCATATCTAAAGACGCCAGAGTAGGAGTGTTGTCTAAAACTGGAACGGATGCAAAGAAAATGTTTACAGATAAAATAGTTCCTATATCTAACAACTACCCATTCTTTTTTAAGCCTATTCAAGATGGTATGGATAAACCAAAAACAGAATTATCTTATCGTGTTCCAGCAAGTAAGATTACTAAGCGCAATATGTATATATCTGACAATCAAGAACTTGAAGGGTTAGACACCACAATAGATTGGCGTAACACTTCTGACAACTCTTATGATGGAGAAAAATTACAGCTACTAATACACGATGAAAGTGGAAAGTGGGAAAAGCCAGAGAATATACTAAACAATTGGCGTGTTACAAAAACCTGCTTGAGGTTAGGTAGTAAAGTTATTGGGAAGTGTATGATGGGCTCAACTTCTAATGCATTGGATAAAGGTGGTGCAAATTTTAAGAAGCTATATTATGATTCCGATGCTAAGTCAAGAAATGCCAATGGCCAAACTAAATCTGGGTTGTATTCCTTATTTATTCCTATGGAATGGAATTTTGAAGGATATATAGATAAGTTTGGAATGCCTGTTTTAAAAACTCCAGACAAACCTATTCAAGGAAATGATGGTGAGTACATTACTACAGGAGCTGTTGACTATTGGCAGAATGAAGTTGATTCTTTAAAAAATGATGCAGATGCCTTAAATGAATTTTATAGACAATTTCCTAGAACAGAGTCTCACGCATTTAGAGATGAGAGTAAACAGTCTCTGTTTAATTTAACTAAAATATACCAACAGATAGATTACAATGACGGGTTAATGAAGGCTAAGTATTTAACTAGAGGTAGTTTTCATTGGGAGAACGGAATAAAAGACTCTAGAGTAATATGGACTCCAAATAACACAGGGAGGTTCTTGGTTAGTTGGATACCTAAATATGAACTTCAAAACCGAAAGGAACATAGAAACGGAAGATACCACCCTAGTAATGAGCATATTGGTTCATTTGGTTGTGATAGTTATGATATTTCAGGAACGGTTGGTGGAAAAGGTTCTAATGGTGCTTTACACGGAATGACTAAATTCAATATGGATGATGCTCCAAGTAATGAGTTTTTTTTAGAGTATGTAGCTAGACCACAAACCGCAGAGATATTTTTTGAAGAAGTGTTAATGGCTTGTGTGTTTTACGGTATGCCAATACTTTGTGAAAATAACAAACCAAGACTTTTGTATCATTTTAAAAACAGAGGTTATAGAGGATTTTGTATGAATAGACCAGACAAGCAATTTAATAAGCTGTCTAAAACAGAAAAAGAACTAGGTGGTATACCCAATACATCTGAAGATGTTAAGCAATCTCACGCATCTGCTATTGAGTCTTACATAGAAAAATATGTCGGACTAGATATGGTTAGCGAGTTTAGAGCAATGGATGAAATGGGGTCTATGTATTTTACTAGAACTCTAGAAGACTGGGCTCGTTTTGATATTAATAAAAGAACTAAATTTGATGCTTCTATTAGCTCTGGTTTAGCTATAATGGCTAATCAAAAACATTTGTACACTCCTATCAAAAAAGAGTCAAAAATAAGCATTAACTTTGCAAGGTATGCAAACAAGGGGAATATAAGCGAATTACTCAAATAAATGAAAGACGTTGAATTATTAATAAACCCCGCAGGTTTTCCAGATCAATTTGCCACTGATGCTGATAAAGCAACAATGGAGTATGGATTACAGGTAGGTCAGGCCATTCAATATGAGTGGTTTAGAAAAGGTGGAGGTAGCTGTAGGTATTATAGCCAGCTTCAATCTTTTAATCAATTAAGGAGATATGCAAGAGGTGAACAATCTGTTGCTAAATACAAAAACGAATTATCTGTTGACGGTGACTTATCTTACCTGAATCTAGATTGGACTCCAGTTCCAATACTCCCTAAGTTTGTGGACATTGTAGTTAATGGAATGTCAAACAGATTATTTCACGTTAAGGCATATGCGCAAGATGCTTTGTCTAGTGAGCACAGAAATAAATACCAGAATTTAGTAGAAAGAGATATGTTGAATAAAGATATCTTTGCTGACTTCAAAGAGTCATTTGGTATTGACCCGTTTATGACGGATGTAGAAGAACTTCCAGAAAATGACGAAGAACTTGAATTGCATATGCAATTAAAATACAAGCCTTCTATTGAAATTGCAGAAGAGGTGGCTATTAATACAGTGCTAGACGAAAATCATTATCAAGACACCAAGAAAAGAATTGATTACGATATGACCGTTTTGGGTGTAGGTATGGCTAAACACCAGTTCTTACCAGGTAGTGGTGTTCAAGTAGATTATGTTGACCCAGCTAATGTAGTGTATAGCTACACAGAAGACCCTCATTTTAAAGATTGTTTTTATTGGGGAGAAGTTAAAACACTTCCAATAGCAGAACTTGTTAAGATTGATCCTGATTTAACTAGAGATGATTTAAAAAAGATTTCACAGTATAGTCAGACTTGGTACGATTCCTATAATGTAAATAGATTTTACGAAAATAGTTTATTCTTTAAGGATACTGCTACACTTATTTATTTCAATTATAAAACTACTAAAAAGTTTGTATATAAGAAAAAGATATTAGAAGGTGGTGGAGAAAGAATGATTGAAAAGGATGACACTTTCAACCCACCAAAAGATATGATGAAGGAGGGTAAGTTTGAGAGAGTTGAAAAAACTATTGAAGTTTGGTACGAAGGTATAATGGTAGCTGGTTCTAATATTGTGTTGAAATGGGAAATGGCTAAGAATATGGTTAGACCAAAATCAGCTTCTCAACACGCGATGCCTAACTATGTGGCTTGCGCTCCAAGAATGTACAAAGGNAATATTGAATCTTTGGTTAGAAGAATGATTCCTTTTGCAGACCAAATTCAAATAAGCCATTTAAAACTACANCAGGTNGTTGCTAAAATGGTTCCAGATGGTGTGTTTATAGACGCTGANGGGCTTAGTGAAGTGGATTTAGGNACAGGACAGGCGTATAACCCAGAGGATGCATTAAGACTTTACTTCCAGACTGGTAGTGTGGTAGGTAGAAGCTATACTCAAGATGGAGAATTTAACAACGCTAGAGTTCCAATTCAGCAATTAAATACTAGTAGTGGTCAATCTAAGATGGCTGCATTGATAGGAAATTACAATCATTACCTAGGAATGATTAGAGCAGTGACAGGCCTGAACGAGGCTAGAGACGGCTCAACTCCTGATCCAAATGCATTAGTTGGTGTACAGAAATTAGCAGCTCTTAATTCTAACACAGCTACTAGACATATACTAGAAGGTAGTTTATATATCACCAGAACAATTGCTGAAGGATTATCATTAAGAATTGCTGATTTATTAGAGTATGCTGATTTTAAAGAAGAATTTGCTAATCAGATAGGTAAATACAATGTAAAGAGAATAGAAGATATTAAAGACTTATACCTATATGACTTCGGTATATTTATTGAAGTAGCTCCTGATGAGGAACAAAAAGCTATGCTAGAACAAAATGTTCAAATGGCATTATCTAAAGGTGATATTAATTTAGAAGACGCTATTGATATTAGAGAGGTTAGAAATTTAAAAATGGCTAA